AAATAGACCTTTTTGCAAAATCTTTAGCATCTTCCTCTGTAGAAAAGATGGTGTTAGTGAACATTTCATGTAAATCATTTCTTTTCCACAATACACAATATATCATATTTCAATCTTTGGTTTAGGTTTTGGAATTATAATATTTTTTTCTTCTTCTCTACAAACAAATTTTAAATAAATTTGATGTTTATTTACTTCTTCTTTACCAATTTCTTGTGATTTTTTAAAAGATTCTTTATAACCTGCATTTAAACAGCTATATAAACTATCATAAGATTCTTGCATTTTGTGTGGTGTCATACACTCACCAGCAACAAGAGAACACATAACCATATATAATGCGTATTTCATTATTTTTTTTCCTCTAAATTTTTTAATTTTTTAAGAGCTTCCTCTAAATCTTTGGATGTATTCTCTAATTTTTGCAAACACCTTTTATTAGCAGAATCTTTAGATTTATTTGAATCTTCTAACTCAGCTATTTGTTGTCGCAAAATTCTAAGCTGATCTTTATATTCATTGATAATTTCTAAGCTGTTGTCTGACATTACTTCTTTTTAAAAGTAGAAACACCCTTGATACCTAGAATTGTAGAAAATGCACCGACTACAAGAGCTTGATAGAACATTGGAAGATTTGCAAACTTATCAAAAAATATATCTATCTTTTGTTGTATGTCAGGGTCATCACTAAATACAGACCAAGCCAAAAGCAACAAAGGGATTGAGATGAGGATAAGGCAAAATTCGTCTTTCAAATCTCCTTTATGTGAATCAATAACAGCTTTCTTAAATTCTACCTCACCATTAGCCATTCGTTCAGCTAATTTTAATTCTGCTACTGATTCTAATTCTTTTGTTTTTCTTCTATTAGATGCAATAGACATACCAGTTTTAATGATACCTGGAACTAATTTAGCAGCTATATTTAACCACATAATACCTCCTATGTTTTTGCAGATCGCATTTTTTGAGATAGCTTTTCTGCTCTGTTAGGTGTTTGTTTAGCCCACAAACTATCCATCATCTGAAAAGATGCTTCCCCATAATCTTCTGTATCTAGTGCAGACCACATCTTTTTAAATTTACCTACACCACCTATACCTAGTTGAAATACCATTTCTATTATTACTTGTTTAGCAATAAAATTTATTGATCTTTCAGATATAAGTGATTCGGCATTTTTAACAGCTTCTTCAAAATCTTTATCAAATACTCTTTCTAATTCTTCTCTAGTATATTCTTTGTCATCATCCCATTGTTCAGGTTCTACGCAAAGATGACCAAATCCAATAGTTCTTTTACCTAAACTATCTTTGTAAGTTCTTGGAACAAAACCTTCATGTTCTTTTATTTGTTCTTTTAATTCTTCGTACATTTTTTCTTCTCTCCAAATTCATAGTTAATTTTATTCGTAACTGCCATACAAAAGCATATAACTTTCTGCATAAACATTCTAACTTTATCAATAAATATTCCATAAGTACACCTCATAAAATCCTTAATGTTTGCAACCTCCACAAGCACATAAATCACCATCATAATGATGACTGTGTAATTCATCTTTACAATGACAATCACAATGACAATTTTTGCATTTTTTTTTTGTTTTTTTCTTTGGTTTATTTACAAACATATCATCTACCCATTTTGAATAGACATCTAAATAACCAAATAATTTATAAAATATTTTATCCATGTTAATCTAAAATTAAAGATGTTATTTTTTTTTCTCCCATATAAATCTCTACATTTGCTTTAGATTTTATACATTTATAGACAACTCTGTCTTTAGTGCTTTTGTCTTTCATAGCGTAACGCTTAGATTTTAAACAACTTTGCAAGCTGTCATGATACCTATGCTCTATAATTTTATGATCTTGCAAAAGTAAAAGTGCAAATACAGTTTCTATAATCATTGGTGTCCACTCCCATTTCTAATTAATTTTTCTACATCTTCTGTAAGTTTTTTTGTTCTATCTTTTAAAAATTCTATATTAACTGCATTATCTCTCATACTTTTTACCTCTGCATCTACTTCCTCTAAAACACCTGCCAAATGTTCTACCAACATAAAAAGCTCCGCCTCTCCAGATGATTGACCAAGCTCACCTCTTGGATATTTAATTCTAAATTCAGAGTTAGCTTCTAAATCTTTTGATATTAATTCTAATGTAGTGCTGTGTTTATTAAGAGTTTCAACAATACCAAAATAAGCCCATACCCCAATAGCCACAGCAATAACTATGGAAATTAAATTTTTCATTGGCATACTTATAGATGTGTTTTCACTAACTTTCATAATCTACCATTAATAATTTTATATTTAATTTTTTTTGTTTGTCGGTTGGAGTTCTGTAAATTTTCCTTGACCGCTTAGTCCAATTTACTTTACCTTTCTTACGATAGGTATTTGTTTTAATATCAAGTAAATTTATTTTACCATTTTTATCTACAACAACAACATCAAAAGGACATTGTGGATCTACTGATTTTGCTACATAATATCCTCTTTTAGTAAGTTCTGATATTATTTGTAGTTCTCCTACAGTTCCTTTAATTGATTTTGTTACAGTTTTCCGATTAGGGTAATCGCTAAGTTGACTAATCCACTCATACTTATACCTAAAACTACCCATATAACTTTATAAATGTTTGATATTTTTTCGTCAATATGGACAAGATGATTTGATTGAATAGTATCAATTTTCTGGTGTATTAACTTGATTTCACCATCTAATGCTATTAACTTTTCTTTATTCTGTTGAGATAAGTTTTCCATGATAATTTTATCTTGTTGATTCTAATTCATCTAAAGCATCATCTGCTTCATCTCTATCTATTAATCCTTCAGTAACCATAGCATTTATAAATCTTGTTGACCATCTATAGTATTTGGGATCACCAGGTTTTAAAGCAAAACCAGTTTTAAGTAATTTAACAAATTTAGGATTTGTAAAAAGACTGGATATAATTTTTGGTGTCAACAATATAGCAGCAGAAGGTAAAGTAAACATACCAGTTCCTAAACCAAGTAAAGCACCAGCTTGTGTTAATTGAATAAAAACACCTCCAGGCACTCCTTCACCAACTGTTTTTTGTTGAGCTACTTTTAATGATTTTAATAGACCTCTTACATTAGCAAGTTCAGTAGGTGTAAATAATTCATTTAAAACAGAATCACCATATTTATTTAAATTTTTAAGTAAGTAATCTCCTCTTAAAGTGTCATATCTTTTTATTGATTCTGATTTTAGATCAAATAAAAAAGCACCTTTAAGACTATCTTTTAAATCTTTTTTAACAACTGGATCTTTTGTTTTATTAATTGCTTTAAATACTTTTTGAACTGTGCTTGGTCTTTCAGGTTTTATCAAAGTTTTAAATACTTGTTCAGGATCTTCTTTAATTAATTTGTTAATTAATTTAGTGTTAAATACTTCCGATCCATCTCTCCATATTTTTTGAGCTTTTGTATATGCTTCTCTAACACTTGGACTTAAATTTGATTTACCAACATCATCTAAAGTTTCAGTAATTTCTTTTGATAAAATTGCTGCATATCTTTGTGATTGACCAGATATTAATTCATTAGTTGATCTAGTAACTCCTAGAAATTGTGATCTAATAGCATTAGCTGTTGAAAATGGTACGAAATCATTTTGTTCTAAAATAGTCTTTGGAATTTTTAAGGCATCAGGTTGTAATTTTGCAGTAGGTTTAGCTTCATCTAAAAGTTTTTGAGCTGATTTTTTTATATCAGTTATATCTACTCTTGCACCACCAGAAACAACTCTCAATTTATCATCTAATGCTTGATATGCACCTTTTGCTGCTATCTTCCATTCATCAACATTTCCAGTAATAGCTCTTTGTAATAATTCACCATAATCACTTCTTGTTATATCTCCATAGTTTGCAATATAATCATCTAAAAATTTATTGGTTAATGTTTCAGCACCTTTTCTAGCTTTAATTAATTTACCACCACCAAATAAAGATTTTTCTGTTACATTCTCTGCAATATCTATAAATCTATTTTCAGTTTGTAATCCAGGTGTCAACTGACCTTCTTTTAATGCAGTTGCTAATTCATCATCTAATTTAGATACTTTTCCTAATTCTTCTTTTTGTGATTGAATAATTTGTTCAGCTTCATCAGCTTCTTTTGTAGTTTTTATTCCTCTAACTTTTATTTTACTAATCAAAGCAGGAACTGCTGCACCAACAGCTTCAAATGTTGCACCTTGTGCAAAAGCTCTTAATACATCTTTTGATAATTCTTCTTTAGGATCAAATGTAGTTGATGCAATACCTGCACCAGTTGCTTGACCCACACCTGCACCTAATGATCTATATAAAGTTTGTAGTGCTGGTCTCAAAACTAATCTTGCAGCAACTAATGTACCACCTGTCATAGCACCACCAACAGCAAAACCTACTTCTGTTGCTAGTCTAGCGAACTCTTTTGATTTTAAATAATTTTCAATAGCTTCAGTTCTTTCATTACCTTCTGCTATGTCTATATCGTCAACAATACCTGGTAAAGATCGTCTCTCTGCTTTTTCTTTTTGTCTTTGAACTAAAGCACCTATTCTTTGTTTTTCTTGTTCTGTAGGAGTATCACCTGCTATTCTGACTTGTCCTAAATTTCTAACTGTAATAACTGCCATTTATCCTCCAGTTACATCATAGATACCATCATCACCTATTTTAAATTCAAATTTACTTTTTGACTTTGGTTCATATTGAGAAATATCTAAATTTTCTATTGCTCCTTTAATATCATCACCATAATTTTTTCTAGCATCATTTAAATATTTTCTTAAACTTTCTAATTTAGCTTCAAAAACTGCTTCTGTGTCTGTAACTTGTGGAATTAATCTTTTTATTCTTTCAGCTTCAGCTTCACTAACTGCTGCACCAGAAATTGCTTGTGTTAAAAAAGTTGTAGTCTTATCTATGTTAGCAAGAAATTTAGCATATTTTTTTCCTTTTTCAGAACCAGTAAATTTACCAATTTGTCCACCTAATCTATCAGGATCAAAACCAAAACCAAATACACCTCCAACAGGTTTATTTAAATCTTTATATCCTTTTTCTATTTCATCTATCAAACCAACTGTACTTTTAAGTTTTGCTCTTTCTTTAACAATACCAGCAGGTGGTTCTTTAAATGTAAATTCACCACTTGGTTTTTGTTGCACAATAGTTCCAGCAGGTAATTTTGGAAATTGTTTTTTAACTTCTTCATCTGATAAAACTCTTGTTTGTTTTTCTATTTCTGGTTCTGTTAATAAAGATTTAACAACTTCTCCTGGTGCTATAGGTAATAATTGTTTTTGTAATGTAGTAAGCTCTGGCATTTGAGATAATACTTTTAATGCTTCTTGTTGTTCTAGTTGTCTGCCAAGTTGCATAAATTGATTACCAGTTC